CCCTATTTTACTAGATTTATCAATATAACAATAATAATTTTTCAATAACAAATCTTTTTCTTTTTTCATGTAATCATTGAAAATAATATTTTGTTTTTCATCTATATGCACAAAACTAAACCAAGTTTCAATTCTTGGTATATTCCATGGCAATATTATAAAATTATTATATTGTTTAAATAAAATTACATTATTTTCGACTACAGAAGATACAATATTTTTATTGATTCTCATTAAGTCAAGAAATTGATCTTTTCTTATTATATTTATATCTAATTTTTTATTTCCAAATCTTTTTTCATCAACTTCAACAATAGTTGAGGCCTTAGGAAATATTTGAAATTGACCAATATTGCTAGAATTATAATCAGAAAACTTATTCTTTATTCTATTTTTAGTTGCCATCCAATAAGTCAAACATTGATTAAATAAATTAATAACTTCTATATGAAAACCTATTTTTTGGTAGAATTTACAACTCCATCTATTATTTATATAATATAAAATTATTTTTAAATTCATACTATTGAAATATATTTCTTCAAATCCTAATATTTTAGTTGATGGTAATCCTTTTAATTGAAATAAATTTCTTGATGATTTGTATTCAATTAGTATCAATGATAAAACTGTATTTGCGGTATTTTTAGTAAATCCGTACTTCCATGAATCAGATAGATATTTTAAAAAATCTGGTACAAATAATTCAGTATCTTTAATGATAGTCAAATCTAAATTATATATATGATCAAGCCAATATTTTAATATTATAGCCCTTTGGATAGCTAATTTATTTTCTGTTCCTCGAAGTAAAATCGAGCTATTATCTAATTTTGATTCTTTATATTTGTAATTTATATTCATTGTTAAATCACTTTTTAAATATTGCATTAATTCTAATATTGGATCCATATTTGTCTCTGTATTTATAACACCTCTTAATTCATGATTTTTAAATATTCTTAAAAATAATTCGAAATTTTCTTGTAATATTTGACCTGTAATATTTGAATTAATAAAAGCTTTTTGAATTAAATTTACATTTTCTTTAAATATTTCGTTATTTAATAAATTATTATTAGTTCGTACCACAAATGTACTATCTAAAGGAAGACCTTTATTAATCAAAGTTTCTAAAACAGCTATTAGTAATTTTCGTAAATAAATTTCTTCTGGTTTTATGTACCCTTTTAATTCAATTAATCTATACTTACCATCAAAGTTAATATTTCTTTCATAAAAAGCCAAATCTTCATCTATATCAAAAGTCAATAAAAACCTTATTTCAGATGAATATAAGTTTCTAAAAAACTGTAAAAATTTATACCCTAATTCAACTTTTAAATCACTAAGACATATTAAATTGAATGTTTTCCAAATTTCTTCAGTAGTTAAAGTTTTAAATTCTGTTTTTAATAATTTGTTAATTTTATCTGAAAACGGGTTAATAAAAATTCTTTTTCTATACCCTAACATGTTAACTATTTTAACACTTTCAAATTTTTTAATAATAGTATCAGAGTAAACCTGGGATAATAATGAAGATAAATGACTCATAGTAGTAATAGTTGAAGAGGTAAATCCAGATCCAGAATAAATAATCCAGTTTTTTCTTATGTTACGTATTACTTTATCAGGTCTTTCATTAGGAATATTTATTTCGTATTTATCTGCAAAATTGAAAATATCATCTTTGCTTAGTTCAAAGAGTTGATTAAATGTTTTTTGAACTATTATTTTATTAGAGTAGGAAACTTTTATTGATCTTAATATAGATAAATCATTTGTATTATTTTCTTCATCTAATATCTCTTCGGACTGTGAATTTAATTCTTCTTCTGTACTATCAATTAATTGATTTATCTCTTTTAAATCATTTTCTTTTAAATCCTGTATATTTACAGTTTCTTTTAGTTTGAAGTTTAATGGCTTCCAAACTTCTTTAGTTGAAAAATTACAAATAATTTTTCTCTCTATTTCTTTATTACTTAATAATCTAATAAAATTCGCATTAAACCCATGTGTAACAAATAAAGATGGTATACTCCAATAAAATCCTTGCATTTCTAAAGTATTATTAACACTACAATTATCTAATCCACCCCAAGTTTCCCAAATTAAACTATTAGCTAAAATCATTTGTGCGCCTATCATGACTTGAGATGCTCCATTCACAACTAAATCATATACTCTACCTATCATAGACATTATATCATTATCAGGACTTATATGAGGTAATTCAGCCAGTAATGTAACTGCATATCTAATAATAGGTACTGTAACTGTCTCATTATTCATTAATACTTGAATCATCTCACCTGTATAAGCTGGATAAATCTTCTTTAAACTTGGATTTTGCCCCATACATTTTAGTGAAAAAATTAAAGTAATTACATAAATTATAAATATATCATCATCTTTTTTGAAACTGGATTTATTCTCCTTATTTTCAAATTCCCATAAATTACCAACCCGTTTTATAAAAAATCTATTCTTTGGATTAAACCACTCATTTAATCTTTTCAAACATAAAGTAAAATCATCATTAATTCTAAGATTGGTGACTGATAAATGATCATCAGAGTGAGCAAATGCTCCAAATATGTTTTTACAACCTATCCACGTCATTATATCTTTAGTTAAATTATGTGCAGATACAGACAAAGTTGTCCCTTCATCGTTTAAAGATCCTAAGACCCACCCACATTTTGGTTCAAAATAAACATTAGATAACATACATTTATCATATAAAGTTTTTTTATCTATATTTATTTTCTCCGTTAAATTAATTAAATTTTGGTATTTCAGGAATATATTCTCCGTTTTCCCATCTCTTGAATTTTTATATTTTAATTCAACATTTTTTCCATAAAATTTAATAATTTTTTGCATAAAAGGAGGCAATAATTGCTTTCTATCCATAAGTAATTTCATAATTCCGTGTTCTAATAATACTTGATTTTTTGTTTTAATTCCATATTTATAATTTAATTCTGCTAAAATTAAATTTGCTTCTGGTGGATATTTATCTCCAAATTTACTTATATCAGCTGAAAATGTATAGCATCCAAAATATGAATTGATCTTTTTAGCAATTTCTTGAAACTTTATATATTTTAAATTACCTGGTACTAATATTAAATCAAATTCTGAATTTTCTAAAATCGGTTTATATGATCTATCTAATACCTTTATTGCATAAATTCCAGTTGTTATTTGAACTTGAAATAATCGTAAATTTTTATCTCTCTGCATTTTAATAACTGTATTAGATATATTATAATTAGGACTATATCGCAATGCTCCAATTAACATCTCTAAAACAGTTAAATGTTTATCTCTAATATCATATTTAATATTATTATTAAAAAACTCAGGAATATCTTTGTCATTAAACATTGATTTTATTTTCCGTTCTTCTATATCGACAGCTAAATAATAATTTATAGATCTTAAACCTGGATAAGCATATTTCTGTTTTTCATCTTTTTCTTTATTTTCTTTGTATTTAACCAATTCTTCAGTTATTAAACATTTAGAAGACGTAGTTAATTTATTCACTTCAGTGTTTAACTCCTTTTCAATTCTTGATTTAACTATATCTAATTTATCATTATTTTTAATTTGATCGGTTAACATTTTATATGCATAAGCTATAGCTTGTGGAAAATACATTATAGGTCTGAATTTATTATTTTCTATTAAATTATCTGAAAAAAATTCAGGAGCCATGTTATTCCACCATTTACAATCTTGGTTTATACTAAATGGGTTTGAAATATATTCTTGAGCATAATCTAAAGCTTTTAATACAAAATTTGTATATACTTTTTTCTCATCTACACCTCTATCTTTCATAAATGCTTGTTTAATATAAGCAATACCTAATACACTTTGATAGCATGTATGTTTAAAACCAAAAATAGGATCGATTAAATCCCCAACATCAAATAAAGATTTTCTTTTACCTTCTCTAATAGAATTAATTTCATAGTCTTCATAAACCTTATATTTCACTATAAACTCACGGAAATTTGATTTTAAATTATATAAGATAGTGGTAAATCTAATATCATCAAATGGTAAGTTATCTAACACATCTTTAAAATCAGTTTCTCCGAATGTTACCATGGCTTGGATTAACTTATAAAAAGCGTAAATAATATCCATAAATGTAAAATGTTGTTCTGTGAACCTTAAAAACATAGAATTAAAAAGATCATTTTTTAATAGATTAACATTATAACTAAGAAAAAAGTTCATAACACCACACCATGATGCAAAATTAGCATCTGCTTGTAAACATGATTGCCAGTTAACTCTAATTGGTTTAAAAATAATTAATTCATATGTATCATCTAAATCTACTTTATAAAATTCACCATACATTAATGAATTGAATTTATGATGTTTTAAAACTTTAATAACTCTTAAAATGGCTCCTGAAGTGCTTTGATTAGGGTTTCCGCTACTATAACAGTAAAAAAATGGTAATGGTGTTTTAACTATACACATATTAACATAATTTTGTATAAAATACGATCCTCCATAAGATCCTATTGCTAAACTTCTTAATAGCAATCTTTCTCTATTTAATGTTTTACCAACATCAGATTCAAAAATAGACCTAACTATATTAGTTGATTCATTTACAATTGTATTAGAAATATCATTTAAAACTTTATTAAAAGAATAAGCGTCATAACAATCAGCTATTTTCAATCTAGGATCTCCTTTAGTTTCTTTGTATTCATCGAATAATTTAAAAGTGTTAAACCATATATCATCTGGTTTTATAAAACTTCTTCTAAATTCTTTAGGAGTTTCATAATAATCTTTATTTTTTTCTTTTTCTTTTCGGATGTCAATTCCCATATACTCTCGTTCTTTTCTATCTAGTCTCATATTAACTCCTACTCCTGAAAATCCAATTTTCATATTAAATTTAGATAATATTTGTTTTTGTAAATTTAAATTAAATTTTTTAATTTCATCTTTCATATAATTAATCTTTATAGAGGATTTATCAATATGTTTAGTTGTCTGAAAAAATGCTAAAAGTCTAACTAATTCTTTTAGAGTATTGTAATCACCTAAATAATATGTATTTAAAACTAACATCTTTTTTAGAATATTTTCAAACTTAATATTAAGATTAATACTTAAAATCTTTTCTACATCAATCTGTGTTAATTCAAATCTTTCTATATTTGGAACTATTCCTAAATAAATAGCTTTATATCCTTTACCGAACTTTTGGTTTTTATCTCTATTCCATATACTGTTTTTGTCATTAATTGACTGTATAATATTAAAATCGAAATTAAAATTTATATATTCAGACAAATTTTCTGGTTTAACTAGATTTTTTATTAATAAGTTTCTTATCAAAGGAAATGATAATTGGTAACACTTAATTATATCATCAAAATTTGGATCCACCGTAAAATTCGGTAGTGTATTTTTAACATCTTGAAAAAATTTAGAATTATCAATCAACTTATCTATAGAAGGTCTATCTCTACCTTTTTCAATAAAATGTTTTGGTATTTCTAAACCAAAAAATTCAAAGTTTTTTACAGCTTCATAAAGAATATTAAATATTTTTTCTTCTAATTTTGACAATTTTAGCTCTTTTATTAAATTTTTCGATAAATGAAACACTTTAATATTTACTTTTGGCACAGTATATTTATAATAATTCTCTAACTGATGTATTACTAAAGGTATTTTATCTTTTTTAAAGACCATTTTAAATTCCCAACGAATTCCCTTATAATCAATATCTATTATAGAATAATCTATTATTTGATTATATTCATTAAGAACCGGGATAGGTTCAGGATCAAGAGAAAAACTATCATCTAATAAGAATTTAGATAAAATTGGATGGTTTTGTATAAAAAACTCACATGTTAAATGACTTAATATATTAAGTGAATCATGTATATTATCTAAATCTATCAGAGTTTTGAATTTTGTTAATCTTAAATTTCTTTGTTCTAACAATAGGTGAAGTTTTGAAGCTTCACTAGAC